AAAAAAACATGCTAAATAGATATGAAATGATGAATAACAAATATAAAGATCTTTTGGAAGAATATCCGTTTTTAACCGTGATTAATTATGCGGGCAATGAGTATCTGGGTATTATGCAAAATATAGATACTCAAATTGCCAGTATGTATATGTACGAGCGCATACAATCAATTGAAGAAAAGAGATTATTTTTATCACTTGGAGAAGAATGGTGGTGGGAAACTAACCGAAAACTTCCCATTAATATATCGCTGTTAAATCGTTGGCCATTTGGATATACTTGTCAAAGTTTTTCAGTAAAGCAAATGGAGATATTAGCCGGGCCCGGAGTAAGTTTACAACACTGTATTACCAAACGTATCAAACGACGCAGTATTAATTTGATGAAAAAGAATTTTTAACTAATTGATTTAGTTGCACTACAATAGCAACTGCATAGCTGACCGCGTGTGCTTTCTTAAAGAAATATTCATCACCCTCTGGTCGCACCCATACTTCCCTATTAACTGTATCCCAATCTTTGCCCAGTAAATATCTTTTTGCTGGACGAATAACTGCGAGTACTGCTGCCAATTGTTCAACACTGCGCGGACGCATGCGCTTTACAATGTCATAATGGCTGTGAATATGGAATAATTTTTCAACAATTTCGCCATGTTCTAGTAATTCCCACATGGGTTCTATTTCTAGCAACTCGTCTAGTTCAGCGGGGGTTTTAATACTTTCATAGATATTTACATTGAGGATGTCAATCTTAAAGAAGCCAAGTTGATCTGATGTAGAATAGTCAACTGTAGATAATCCAGTAAACGGATCAATAGGTACTTCATGAAAATACACTCCAGTATTGTGGCGTTTTTTATGGCCTTTATTGTTTATCATCATAGCAGGAGTATGTTTAATAAGACGCAACAGTTTTTGCCGATCTGCTACGTCAATATCAATATCTGTGTTTACTATCATAGTTACAGCGTTGCCTTATCAAAAATGTTACGTACCCATTCCGAATCAGTTTTGTTACGAAATAGTCTTACTTGCCAGTATTTCGGATCTGCATAATCCATTATCATGGTGGCCTGTTCTCCGTTTAATTTATCCAGCATATGCTGTGCATCTTTTGTAGAATATAAAACCCAAGGACTGACACGTCCGGCGCATATATCAAAAATGACCATATTTAATGCCCCAGTTTTAAAATAGTCTGCCCAGTGCCTGTTTGGATCTTTTTCTGCCCACGATTGCATGTGTAATATGCTGCGCTCAACTGCGCGATCAACACTTTCTGTCTTTAAACGTTCTTTGATCCATGTTGTAAAGTTTCTATCGCTAGTCCATTTATCTAGTTTAACACCGTTCTGTAATAGCCAAGTAGTGTATCCTGGCACGTCATCAATTTTTACATCAATGCAATATTGCCCAAACTTTACAAATGCACTGTAGTAGCTGCTACTGGCAAAGTCATCATAGCTTTTATCTTTTTTGCTGTTAGTGCCAATACGGTAGAAAAGCTGATATGCACGGAATCCCAACTGCGCATCTTTATTGTCACGTTGCATATATCTGCGCTTGGGCTCACACATATGAACCACAAGAGTGCTTTCTTTTTTAAAATCTTTTTTACAGTATTCGCATTTAAACATTGCTATAGTCCAAGAATCGGTTATACTCTACCAGCATTGCATCTGAATATTCTATAGATAGCTGATTACATACATTATGCAGGTTTAAGTCCAAGATGTCAAATTCTTTATAGTTATTTCTTTTGGTAAATGCATGTGATTCTTCTAATATATGCGTAACGTATGTGTTTATGATATTGTCACGCTCAGAAATATCAGGAAAGGAAATGCCATCATGATGAAACATAAACTGTAATTGCCAGAATTCTAAATTGTTGTCTTTAGCCATAGCTATTGCTTTCTCGCCATATGTATCATATACCCATCTTCTGTATTCTAAATTATCTTGATGATGATCATGAATATGCATGTTCAATGATTCGACGACGTCTTCTGCAGACAATGGCCTGGCGTGATAGCAATCAAAAAATATTTCTACAGTTTTCCTGCTGGATTTAATTGAAATTAATTCTACTGATTCATTAGTCCACGCTGCTGATTTATTCCATGCCCCGTAGCTTAATCCAAATATAGATCTGGACTTAAAATCGTTGACAAAATTATCAATCCATACGAAATTATTGTCTACTTGTTCTATATGTTCAATATAGGCATGGCTCCAATGAGCAGGTTCTAAACTATGATTGTCCCAGGGATCAGTATGCGGGGCAATTGTGTTATTATCAGTTGTCCACCCAAACCTGAAAAAATTACTATCATAACTATTACTTTGTTGAAGTATCCATCCCAACACACTTGTAAACATGCCTTCTTCATTGTATATATAGGCATGTTTCATTTCAGTAATTTTTTAATGTCTTTTTTCTTCATACCAGTTTCTTCCAGCAGATCTATAATTTCTTCTTCAGTGTACTGCAACATAAGAATTTCAATCTCTTCATCGTTCATACCCGGATACATATCAGCAAAGAACTTGAAAATTTTATTTTCAGTACCGCGTTTTCCCGGAGCAATCCACTGATGGAACTGTGGCTTGCCGAGACCAAGTGCTTGCATTAGTTGAAATTGCAATTGTGGATGATGGCGCAATGTATTGAAATGTGTATTAACTAATGCATTGGTCATTTCTAGATAGTGTTCTTCAAAGTCTTTGATACCACTTTTAACACTGCTAACATAACGCATAAGAACCCATGGGCTAAGTTTCTTGCGCTCTTCTTCGCTCAGCGAATCCCACCAAGTCCTATTCTTGGTGTCGATTGCTGACATTTCTTCTTTAATAGTTATTCCCATATTACCAGATATCGTTTATGTCTAGTACTTCTGGAATTTTGTGAGCATCTTTAACAATCATAATACAAGGAGATCCTGGCTCTTCACTAAGCGGAACACACAGCAAGTGTCCAAATTTTAACTTGGGTGCATGCCATTTAATATCAGTATAAATGTTTGAAATAGTTATGTCAAGATATTGTGGACTGAATCCGCTAATGGGATTCATTGCAAATGCTTTAAATCCGCGATCGTTCAAACTCATCAGACTTACTACTTCAGGATCACCTACTTCGGCATCACAAATAACAATGCTCCAATCTAATGGTACCTTGACAGTATATCCCCCTACACGCAAAACAGCGGCTGGGCTGTAAAAGCTTTCTAGAAAAATGAGCGGGATGAAAAAATAATCCACATTCTTTGGATTAGTATAATCCAATATCCCGTACCGCAAATCATCAACGGTTTCAGGGATGTCGTCTAAATCGTATGTTGTATTTTCAACTGTTAGAATTCTCATTTATAATTTACTTTCTCTATAGTATATGGGTAGTTCGCCTCGGCGTAAAACTTTTTACGCTCTGTTAAATGCTTCTTGCTATACTTGGCAGTGCTAGCCAAGTCCCAGATTTCTACGTGTTCTTTATCTGCGGCTTTTCGTATACCACGTCCGATACTCTGGATAACTCTTACAAACGATTTACCAGGCTCAAGTAGCACCATATTGAAGATACGAGGAATGTTAATACCCACGGCAGCCACACCATAGGTTGCAATAGTAATACTATTGTCACTTTCATTAATTGCATCATATGCTGTTTTCCTATCTTTAGTTATGCCGTGTACAAACGTAGAGCCTGGGATATTTGCAGCTAGCATCTCGCCTGCTGCAATGCGGTCTACTAGAATAAGAGTATTACCTGACTCAGCAATTTTTATTATAAGATTACTAATGTATTCCATACGCTGTGGATTTGTAGTCAAATATGCTAGTTCGCTTTGGTAATTACTGTATTCTGCGGTTTCTTTAAGTTGCATAATGTTAACGTGGCAATTACTCAAAACGCCCATTTCCTGTAGCGTACTTGCTGACAGTTGATTAACAACTTCTCCTAGACTTGCTTGCAATGAAATAAATTCGTGCGGTGCCTTGGGAATAGTACCTGTCAACCCCCAACGCAATGGTATATGCGCAAAGTCCTTGGTAAGCATCTCTTTAAGTACGTCTGCTTTTGCTTGGTGTACTTCGTCAACAATAACACACACTACATCTTCAATGAACTCCTGTAGTCCAAAGTCAGCATCGCCTTCGCGGAATCGTTTCTTAATACTATTTAAACTTTGCCATGTGCAAATAGTATGCATCTTGCCGATTTCTTTTTTGTCGCCATAATAAACGCCTACGTCAAGTCCCAAGTTGATGTAATCAGCGCATGTTTGCTTGACTAGATCTTTATTTGGTACAATAACAATACTGCGGCCATATTGTTCTACCGCGTAGCTGAGTGCAGCAGTAACGAGTGTTTTACCTGCACCAGTTGCAATTTCTTGTAAACATTGTGGTGTTTCCAAAAATTTATTTACTACTTCAATTTGATAGTCACGTAACGTAACTGGTTGCCCTTCAACTGGATGACCAGCAGGCCATTCTTTGTGCTGAAAGGTAGTTTCAGTTACGGCTTCAAATTGAAGGTTATGATGGGTACGACGATCTTCGATTGTCGGAGTATACCCAGCACTTATGATAATAGGAAGTATTCGATCCAATAAGTTAACGTATGTTACGCCGCCAACTGTAAAGAAACTCATAGTACCATCCCACCGTCCCAGTTTATATGCTGGGGTATGATAGGCATGCGGGAGGAAAAACTTTAGTTCCTTTTCACACTTTTTACGTGTGTCAAGATCAAGTCCTTCAATCTTCGCATTAACTTCGTCTTTAATAATAATATTACACTGCATACAATCAATATATACTTTCAGTTGTTAAATGTCAAGTTGTTTTAGACATAATAAAAAAAAGACCCCCGAAGGGGTCTAGTTGGGGGATAATTTATGTTATTAGCGGCGCAGCATGCACGTGACTTCTGCCATCCGTTCCCATTTGTCGCTCATGCTCCTGCGCAAATCAGCAATTTTGGTAACCATACGCAGGCTAACCTCGCGCATGCGGTGCTGGTTATTGAAGATAAAGTCTACAATCTCCGCTTCTTGCGCTTTGGTAAAATCATACTCTGCAAGCATCCCATCTGCAACGATCTGGCGGCAACGCAGAATCTTCTCACGTGGAGTATCCATCGTCAAGTCCAAGTAGTGGCAGCGGGACATAATAGCATCCAGGTGGTCTTTAATCTTACCGCGGGCCTTGTCAAACCTAAGGTTAGTAATAAAAATTACAGCGCCTTTAAATTCAAAGCTATCTGGAATACCTTCGCGGCGGAGCAATGCGCTGTCAGTGTTCCAACTGATGCGGCGCTTCTTGCCGCTGTCAAGTGCAGCCTTCAACAAGTTCAGCGAAGTCTCATCGTGCAGCACACTGTCACAATCGTCAAGCACCAATACATTCCCACGGTCTGCATAATTGTAAAGTAACTTATACAAACCAATAGCACTTGCAGCACCTTTTTCAACGCCAAACTTCAAACGGTTTCCTGCAAGTTTGTCAAAGATGCTGTTTTGATCCAATACTGTTTCAACGCCATAACTCTTGCCTACGCCTGGAGGTCCAGTAACAACCATGCCCTTAACAACGCCGTCGATGGTCATTTGGGTCATAGTGTCTAAAATCTCAAACCGCTCACGCAGACGTTCTACAATCTCTGCATCTGTTTCAGTAGATTCCACAACAGCAGTATCTGCTGCCAAAGCTTTGGTAGCGGCTGTTTTGCGTGGAGTGCGAATTTTACGTTCTGCTTTGAAGGCGATCTTAGTCATATCGTTTTCCTATTTTGCTGTCAACTTACTCTTATACGATACAGTAATACGTCTTGGTTGTCAACATTTATTTTCAATTAAATTAGGATTTTTACGCGGTTTATCATGGTTTCTTTAGATTGAGTATACTTGCCTGTTTCATGGCGATGGACGGTGCCACGGACGCGAACAGTTTTGCCCTCAATAATATCACTAATATCAGGCTGATCTCTCCACCAGAATTTAATAATGTCCTTGTTGGCGTGTATTGTGGTAATCATATACACGCCACTGCTCTGGATAAACTTGCAATCAAGAACTTCAACTTCCAGATCATACCGGGTACGCATTTCTCCAAAGTATTCACTAGTGAATCGCACTTCTTCAATACGATCTTGGACCATCTTGCGCTTCTCGTCAATCTTGTTCATATTGGGAATACTAGCGATAATAGCAACCTGGAAGCTGCTGAGACTGTTGCCAGCAGCAAATGCTTTTGCGACGTTGTTTTCAAAATCAGTGAGGCTATTGCCAAACTTCTTCATCATGAACTTGGCTTCAAACTTGTCTTTAACTTGTTCTGCTTGCGCAAGGTATTCAGCTGATGGTTGCTCATCTTCTTTCATTGCGGCCATAACTTGAGTTTTTGTATCTTCTACAGTGTGAGTGTAGTTGCCTTCACTGTCGTATACATTATAGCCTTCGCCACTGCGGACAAATCCATGCTTGTCGTATACACTTAGCGCAAGTGCTAGTGTTTGAACGGGATTGTATTCAGCAACAGCGTTTAGTAGTTCTTGTTTAGTCATAGTCATCTCAATGTGTCCTATATTGGTCCCCATTACGAGCGTGGGGGCGGTCCTACGTGGTACGTTCATTATGCGATATAAAGATTACTATGTCAAGAAAAAAATGCCTCCCGAAGGAGGCAATTTGGTGATAACGTCTGTCACAAACGTTATAGGCTGATATCTTCTAATCCCGCTGCACGTAGCTTTACAATATTATTAATTTGAAATTGTTTTGCCTCGAGTGCTTTAATAATACCAATATATCTATTACGTACTAAACTAAAATCGTTGATCAAATACTGCATGTCAACTACTTCTTCTTCTCCGTCAACATATCGGTCAGCATCACGGCTACTAAGTGCTTTATTGTATGCTTCTAGAAATTTGCGAAACTTTTGACTACGAAGTTTGCGCATTTCAGTGTGCAAGTGTTCAAGTATTGCTTCTACTTCCTGTAACTGATTAAAACGATGTTCAACAATGCCAGGCATGTCACGACTTTGTTTTTCAAGGTTGCCCTTCATTGAACATTCAAATTTTGCTTCGGCAATTTGCTGTTCAAAGTGAGAGATTGCGTTAACAATCTCCCCTAAGTTGCCGGTAACTTTTCGATACCATGCGCTCATTTAATCCCAATCTTCGTCTGCAGATTCCCATGATTCTTCATCATGGTCACGTAGCATAAGATCGAGTGCCTTGTCTAGATAATTGCATGCATCTACAATCTCTTCGCTGTTTGCTCTAAGATCAATACCGCAATCATCAATACGCTCTAGGAATACTTCTGCCCAGTGCATCCGTTCCTTTTCAGGAATAAGTGGTTTTGCAGCGCCGTATATAGTAATCAACGCTTCAAGATCATTATCACTCAGCTTCATTTAATGCATTCTCCGTGATTGCGTCAAGTTCATCTTGTTCATGCTGGCCGCCAGAATCTTTAATTTCATCAGGATGTAGATCCCATTCAGCCATCATAGTGTCTAGGCATCCATCTTCGTTTAAATTCCATGGCTTGCGGAATTTTGCAACAACTTCGCCAGTAACTGGACTAATGTACTGTAGCCTATTACCAGTTTTTGTTAGCATACCTTTTGCTTCAAAGAAATCAACTAGTCCGCTGTATGGGCTCATACCAGTTTCATACGGAATTTCAACTTGCACACTTTCAAATGGTTTCGCATAACGTGTTTTCATTACTTTACACGCTGCACGAATACCGTTAACTGTCGTAGTTTTGTTACCATCAGCATCTGTTTTTAGTTTAAGTTTGCGCATTGCGATAACAATTGATGATGCATAGATAAAGCCTTGACCGCCAGAAATTTTATCATCTGGATCAAACATATCCTGTGAGGCATATGTGTGGTTAGTTGCTAAAAATCCAACATTATATTGACCTAGCATGTTAACAGTATTACGAACTAGTGATGTTAGTGCTTTAGGTTTACGGCCCATGTCGCCCTTCATATCACCCTTCTGGAATTGATCTACGTCTGTGGGTGTTAGCAACATTCCAAGACTGTCAACTACGAATAGGATTTTAGGACGTTCGTCTTTGTCTTTGTCTGCGTATTCAGCTTTGTAGTCTTTCATGAAGTCGCTAACAACCTTTGCAACATCATCAATCATGGCAAGATTTAGTTTCAGTAGTTTATCGTCATCAGTGCTTACGCCAAGCGCATGAAGCCATTTCTCGTCAAGTGCGTTTTCACTATCGATGAGAACAACGAAAATTCCGGCTTCTTGTGCATGTCGAACAATGTTTCCACTCGCAATATAGCTTTTACCAGCGCCAGATTCTCCGGCAAAAACAGTTACTTTGCCTAGTGGAATACCTTTGTTAAAGTCCCCACTAATAAGTTTATTAAGAGTGTAATTGCCAGTGCTAACCCAAGTGTCTGGATCATTAAATCCTACACTTAGACCAGGCACTGCCTTGGTAATGCTCTTGCGAAATTTACTAATATCAAATGGTCGCGCCATATTATGATCGCTCCATACTAGATGCTTCTTTAATAAGTTCGACGACTTCATCAATTGAATTACAAATAATTTTAGTATTTGCCCAGTCATCTGCGGTGTCGCGCCCAGATACTGAAACGATATATCCGTTGTCTGCTTGTGTGATAGTGATATCTTCGTCAACTTTATGTAGTTTTACTGATAGCTTTGTAGCCATTTTAATTTCTCCAAATAATAATATGATTGTTAATTGTTAGGGGGGCATGCATGCCCCCCTTGTTGGACAGTATACGTAATTATTCTTTACGGTTGCGAATCATTGCAAGGATGTCCTGTGCGCTTGGTTTTGCATCGCCTGATGCTGCTGGTGCTGACTCACGTGCTACTTCCTCATTTGATTTAAATGGGATTACGTCGTAATCTGCTGCTGGAGCAGGAGCAGGGCTTGGCGCTGGCGCAGGTGCTGCTACTGGTGCTGCTGGTGCTGGTGAAGCTGATTGAGGGCGGGCGCCGCTACCTGATGCCGGAGCATCAACACCATATGGACGATAATAATTAGCAAAACGCTCTGGATCGTATAGTTGTCCATCAACGCTTGCTTCAAACATTTCAAAGATAGCGCCTAGGTCTTCTGCACTTGGCTTCTTTGGTAGATAATCGTTTAGATTAAATAGCCCATGCTGTGCAATAGCGTCACGTTCTTCTTGGTTAAGTGAACGCTCACGACGTGACCAGTTTGAAGTACCGTAATCTGCATAGCCACCCTTGGCGCCTTTAGATACTTTAAAGTCGGTGCCGTTCTCATAATCGGTTGGGATTTCTGGGAAATCAGGATCCATTAGTGCCGCACTGATGATCTTAAAGATCTGTGGGCTGATTACAAAACGACGGATTGGATTTTCTGGAGTATTGTCTTCGTTGATTGGATTATCAGTTACAAAGCCTTGGAAGATATATGATTTTTTCTTCCAGTACTTACGTGCAAGAGTTTCCATTGAAGAATCTTTAAACCACGGACGGATTTCAGCATGTACTGGGCATGTTTCATTCCACATTTCAATACATGGAACCTGTACTGTTACAGGTTTATTTTCATCCCCACCTTTAACGCCTGGGAATTCAAAACGCATCATCTGACGTTCTTTCCAAAAGAACGTGTTTGATTCATCTGCGTCTGGGAGGAATCGAAGCGTCGCGTTTTCGCCTTCCTGGATATTCCAGTGTGCGTAAATTGCGTTATCGCCTGTGCCTGAAGAGCGGTTGCCAGTTTGATTTGTTTGCTGTGCAAGTAGTTTCGCACGGATTTCTGCTAGTGATGCCATAATATTTTTTTCCTTTATTAGCCTATGCTGGTATATGATGTTGCAAACATCTGTTTGCTATTGTTTTTCGCTATTGTTTTTGTTAGCCATTACAGTGTAGTATAATTGCTGCTCACTGTCAAGCAGTTTTTTAAAATTAATTGCCTAATTTAGGCAATCTTTTTTCGTAGTAAGAACATTGCATGCTCGTCTAGGGCAGCTTCAGCAGCTGGTGCTGGTGATGCCTTTGGCTTTAGTGCGAACATAACGAACTTTGCAAGCACATTTAGAGATGGCTTGTCTAACTTAAAGACATTCTCACTTAGTTCTCCCAGTACGTTTGATAGTTCGTCATTAGTTGTACGTTTAGCAATAAAAGACAACATGCTTGCAAGTTTTGCATATGCACCTTGTTGGCCGCTATATTTTGCCGGATCTTCATTATTTGGGTGTTCCGGGTCATTACGGTCAATACGTGACATGCCTAGATCACCAGACTGTATAATTCCGTATAGTTTGCTAATAAGTTCTTGCTGCATGTTGTCTCTCTTTCCTGCTTCTGATACGATGCGATTTACTCGGCTTACAATTCTTTGCATTTCTTCTGCGGTAAATGTATCGTACAGGAATTGTTCTGTAATGTCAACATTAATTTGTTCTTCCTGAATATTTTCTGATTCCTGGAAGTTGTTATAACCTCTCTTTGTTGACAGAGATTTAACAAGTGTTTTGTTTTCAGCAATCTTATTTCTGATTGCTGCAACAATATCCTCATTGGTTTCGTTGACAAGTTTGTTAGAACGGGTATGCTTTACAAACTTGCTTAGATCTGCGATTTCTTCACAGACGGCCAGGATCGCTTTGCCCTTTTGGTCATATGGTGTACCGCCTTCGCTGACGTGCATCGTCATTGCTTTTGCGCCACTCATATATTTGAATGGAAACGCAAATTTCTCGCCTTGTCCACTTTCAATGAACAGGCTGTGAATATTACGGCTACGTGAACCTTTTACGCTCTCGTCAACTCCCTTGCTGTGTTTAATAATCAATTTAGCATTTGGACTCATCACATAACTAGTCTTGATACTACCAAAAGCTTTACTAAATGCGCTTTCGGACATACTCTGACTTTGGTGTGCAAAGTCTTTCGGGGTTATTGATTTATTAAATTTTCTCACCGTATATTCACCTAAATTTTTATGGACTGAAGCTTTGATTGTGTTAAGTAACTTTTCGTTACGTGGAATGTCGTATCCCGCACCAGCCTGGACTACTACTTCTGTCTTTGCTTCGTCATGACGAATTGATACCATTAAGTCTTGATCATAAGCATAAAACCGTGTTGCTTCTTCTGGATCCATTGTTTTTATCCCGGCGGCTGTAAACAAACGTAGTTTATAATTAGCGCCCTTTAGAATAGAGAATATTTCGCTTGCAAGTTGTTCCACAGTAGTTTTCCTTGTTGTTATAACTATTTATGCTAGTTGCTTATAAAAAGCTCATCGGCATTGGCTCATCGTAATCATCATCATCAGTGGTGCCCAGATACTCAAATGCGTCTTCTTCGTATTTTGTTATTTCCAGTGCCATTCGAACAATCAATACTAGTGACATTACTAAATCATCATGTTCACCTTCTTTTGCTGAAAAGCTATTGCCACGTGCAATAAATGTTTTTAACTCACGCAATAGTGGCTTGCTTGCAATTTCAAGTTTATCTGTTTCAATCCATTGCTTTAATTTAGCACATGAACTTATTTTACTTTTATGCGTCGTTGTAAATCCGCGGCGGCGTGCTTTTGTATTACCATGCGCTCTGCTTTCACTAAGGAATGTACCAGCAAATGATTCTTCGCCTATTTCCTGAACCATCACAAGACCAGCTTCACCAAGTGTATTGTTTTCCATACTCCAGTATATTTCGCTCTTGCCGTCAGTTTCTTTTTGTATTTGATTTACAATTTGCTGTACTATGCGTACTTGCTGTTGAATAGGCGTCTTATTGTGCTGCCATTCTGCCACTTGATTCATTCCAGGTAATTCATATACTTGTATTGCTGCACTGTCGCCACCGGTACCTAGACTTGGGTCCAGTGCTACCATATAAATGTGTCCTGGAATTAAAGGTTTATACCAACGAACTTGGCCTTGTTTTGCATATGGATCCTTGGCCTCCATTCCTGCCAGTTTTAAACTGTCAATAAGTGTTTCGTCAAATGCAATGAATTCGTTTAAGTGTTCACGGCGGAATCGTTCTTCACCAATCTTAGCAAGTTCTTCATCTGCCCATGTTTGATCACGGTCCGGGTGTCGTTTCCAGTCTGCGCTGTAGCTGCGGAAGCCATTTGTTCCGGTATCCCGTTCGTTACCATATTCGTCATACCGCCTGCTTGCGGTTCGCCAAATTTGTGCGAATTGGTCGTCGTCTTGATTAGGAGTACTTGTAATAATACATTTGCCGCCTGTACTAAGTGTTGGACTAAGTGCTGTCCAGAATTCACGTGCAATACTAGGGCGCACGAACGCAAATTCGTCTAGGTATGCGAGAGAGATGGATAGACCACGGCCTGTGTTATCAGTTGTTGCTTGCGCAATAATACGACTACCATTATCGAATTCAATACTACCTTTGTTGTAGCTTGTAACACCTGCACGTAGATAGTCAGGAAGTGTCTCATATGCAAAACGTATACGACTCATGATTTCTGCGGCGCCGCTGTATTTGTGCGCTGCAATAAGAATTGTTTGATCAGCGTTCATCATAGCATACCATAATAGATATCCTGACGCCGCTGTTGACTTGCCCATCTGTCGACTGATAAGTGCTATGCTATATCTATAGTCATGGTATGTATCAACAAGGTCACGCTGATAATCAAAAAGGCTAAACTTCATACGACCCTTCGTAGGGTGTTGAATCCAACAATGCTCTGTCATAAAGTATTTTGGATCTGCTACACATTTTGCTATCTCAATGATTTGCTCTGGGGTATAAGATTCTTTTTGATACGGATCTTTAACTAATTTTGAATTTGCTGTTCCTTTGGCCATAATTATATTTATCCATAAAAATAGCACCCAAAGGTGCTATTTTATTACATCCTATAGTAAGGATTATTTGGCTGCTTTGTGAGCCTCGTAAAGTGCCTTCATGTCTTCAACATTATGTTCAGTAACTTGCACTTTCATATCTTGTGCATCCAAGTAACGCTTTAGACTTAGATTAACACCTTGTGCAAAATCATATGCATCACCATGTGAAGTTGGTTCAATTTCTCCAACGCCTTCTGGTGTATTTGCCCATTCATCTAGCTTTTGTGTAATTGAATCTTCGCTTAGTCCCGCATTGCGCATCATGATTATTAGTTGCGTGGTGTCCATTGTTGGTGACTCGACCACAGTGTCAGTGTCATTACAACTGCATTCGTCATTTCCACAATCGCATGCGGCGGCTTCTTTAACCGCGACTTTTTCATCTTCGTCTTCGCCGTCGCGCTGGGCAATTGCCTGACTCATCGGCTCATCTGTGTCGCCGTCGTTATCTAAGTCTGGAAAATCTGGCTTTGCTTCTTGGATATTGTATTCTTTTATTTCACGATCTGCTGGGCTTGCTACGCTTTGTTCCGTAGCTAGACCTGCGAGATTTAGAATTCTGTCTAGATCACTCATTGTCTTTTTCCTTCTCTTTGCGTAGCTTTAGTAGCTCTTGAACAAACTTTGTATTGTATTTGTCGCCATAATAATCTTCAGATTTGATAGCGTCTGCTTCTTTATAATCTGGATCTTCCAAGAGACTTTTTATTACTTCACCAGCTTGTTCAGCTTGTTCAGCTTTTTCTAATGGCTCTTGATCACTGCGTACTTTCATGAAGCCGTCACTGATCCCAATTAAATTTTGAATTTCTATTTGAATTTGATATGCACTCGCTGGAATAGTAGTCGTAAACTCAACGACTTGGATTTCATAACCACGTAGCTGTGGGAAATCATGTGGTGTTGATTGCAACATCAATTTCTTCGGGGCGCCGAACTTTTGGACGTTGTACTTTACTAAGTGACGTTCAATTCGGTCAAATTCTTCGTTTGTTAGCTCTTTGGCTAACTTAATTCTATATGTATATGTTTTTGCAGACTCCTGCAAGTATGATTTAAAAGATTTCATGGACATGTCTCCTAGTATTACTATTTATCGTTTTCATCGTTTTCTTTCATTTTCGCCATAATGTCCGCAATCATACTGGAACGATCACCAACAATCTTGCCTTCAATCGCAGGCTGATATTCGTCATTGTTCTCATTGGCTTTTCTAATTTTAAGTTCTAGTTCTTTTTCTTGCATATCAAGTCGCTGTTTGCGCATCTGCAATTCAACCATCTTTAGCTTTTTATCTATTTTGGCTTGTTTAACTTGTATGGCAGCGGCCAACATTTTACTGGCACTATCAAATACTGGTGCTGCATGTCGATCCTCAACATTCTTACCTAAGTCGCATAGTTCTTCAAATGTTTGCATTGCTTTAGTAGCATACTCGTCCATTTCACGCTCTATATCGTCCAAACCTTGCACAAGTGGCAATGCTGCATCAACCCGTTCAGCTAACGCCATCTCATTCTTGTGTAATGCTATTTCGGTTTGAACTTCTTCTAGCGTCAGCGTAGGCTCATCGTCGTCTTCTTCTTCCTCGTCGTGATAGTTGAACTCAATATCTTCTATAGGCGGTAAGTTAAATTCGTCTTCAAGTCGCGTTGTCATAATAATCTTCCTTTATCTTATCTATTATCAAGTTATACAGATACTGATGTCCTGATTCATTCATATGTTTACATTCACATAATAAATTTTTATCTTTTAACCTATATTGGAATTCACGAGTTATGCCTTTTCGTAATAGTTTTGGCAGCAACTTGGGAGTAATAAGTTTATCAGATATGGTTACGTGACTATCATTGAATACACCAAATGTTAACCAGAAATGTTTTTTATTTAGAGCCTCTAACTGATTTAATATTGTATTTACTATAATTAAATTGTCCATTGTCTGCAGGTAAGTATCAGCATACAGCAATAAGTACTTTTGGTAAGCATCAAGTATAAGTCTCGCTTCATCACTTACCTGCAGACTGCCGTCAATAAAATTATTTACGTCTTGTTCAATTTCAGAAGTTACTTCTGTAAATGGGCCATTATGATGATGAGTAGAATAATATGCAGATAATATTTCATACTCTCGTTTAAAGCTCGCATCGACATGACCAAACGTTTGGTATTTTATATTTGAAAATATCATTTCTTCAATATCTTCTTTTTCAAATAAACCTTCCAGTGGAATTTTCATTGATCCGTCTAATAGGCGGGGCTCAAATAAAAACAATTTCAAATTTTGGTTATTAATGAACCCATTATTGAAAAGTTTATTAAAGGAAAATAATAACTCTGTATTTGTACAACCAGGAAGTCCTATCTTGACTAATTCCAACCCTAGCTCTTCTGCTATATGGTCTGCGAAAGTTTCTTGTAATACGTCGCCATTGCATTCTCCAGCAGTATGACTAGTACCTAATACGATCATATATGGTTTTTCTGGAATGTCTATGTTCATTTTAAAATCCTATTTAATAAAATATATGTTTTATTTTATCTATTATTTCTGCATATAAATTATCATGGCCTGCACTATTCAAATGTCCACAATCACACAATAGATGCGGTAAATTATTCATATACTTATTACATATACCATCTTCTATTAACGTATTTTTTGTATTTTTAAAATAGCCTGTCATTAACAAATTTCTATCTATAATTCGTGTTTTATTGCGATACAAACTGTCAAATGTAATCCACGCTGCGGGTATTTTAGCTAAGTTTAGCGTGTTTAAAATCATTGTTATGTGGATCAGGTTATCAAACAGTTCCGCATAGCTTCCAGTATAATGCAACGAATGATTTACATAATCTTCTATAATTCTTTTTATATCTGGATCTACTTCATATTTTTTGCGTGTTCTGTTATTAATAAGATCCATAATCCTGTTGACTTTATCATCAACAGAAGACTTATCATTCATAACAAAACTAAAATACTCTGCAATTAGACGATGCGGGAGTATAACATCAGAATTCGCAGAGTTTCTTGATGTTGTTAACCCAGTGTTATTTTTAATAAAAATTTCTAATATTTCTGTTGCTTGGTCCACACCAACAAATGAATCTAGACTAATGCGTATACTTGTCTCAGATAATCTAGGCTCTAGTAGGAAAAATTTTAGATTATCATTTTCAATTAATCCGTAATCTTGTAATCTTAAAAACGCATAAGATAACTCTTGGTTAGTGCATCCCGGTATACCTACCTTGATTAATTTTAAACCTAGCTCTTCTGCTATATGGTCTGCGAAAGTTTCTTGTAATGCGGCGTCATTGCCGTCGTCATTGCATTCTCCAGAAGTATGACTAGTACCTAATACGATCATATATGGACCAGCTGGTACAGATATCACTTTTTCTTCCTCTTGGATCCTTGCGGCTTATTAAATATTTCATTTTCAGTAATAACACGGAACCCCAGTCCTTGACTTTTGCACCAGGCCCTTGCAGATTCCCATTTCGCCGCATTGATTACTGCTTGTGTTTTTTCAATCTGCGAACGGGCTTCACCAAGTATTTGCTTGCTTGGTTTTATTTCAACTATTTCAGCACGTTTTTGCCCGTGACGATCCTGGTATACCATTAGCAAGTCTGGAACATACGTTGTTTGTTTTCCTGTAATAGGGTGTCTATATGGTATACGGTGTGTTTCACTACCCCATCCGATAATAGAAGGATGATTGTCACACATACGAAAAACTACCAATTCCCACCCACTGCGGTACCGTGGAGGACGATTGCCTATATATTTGCCTGGATTTTGAGGGATGTATTCGCCCTGTTGGAATTTTGCCATTGGTTACTTTCTTAACGGCCGGCGCGACCAGAGGTATGAATGTCATACCCCTCATATGCTAGCTCTATTCTATATTTCACTGGGGTACTATCACTATAACTTAGAGTGTCACCTTGTATGGCAGTGATTAATGGGTTCCATAATGTTATAAGGTTATCATCTTCTGGACTTGACCATCTTCTAATTTCTATTTTAGACATAAAAAATCTACTTTCCAGAAGTTTTAATCCGCGTCCACTAGATCCATTATAAAAATCAGTTTGGATAATATCATCAATACTCTGCCCACGGCCAGACTGGTCATTCATTGGACCATCATAATAGTATGCTGCATATTCTTTTAAAAACGTTTCTATTTGTGCATCTCGTGTATCATATGCATTGATAGATATATTCTGATACTCAACGCCAGTATTAGCCAAACGTTTTTTATTGTATTGATTCATCATGACTGTTTTAAAGATAACGCTAGGCATCGATATATCAGAAATTTTATTCAAAACAAGGGGAGTAGCTGACCTACTCCCCTTGTGATAAATTGTAGTTTCAAATTGAAACTTACTTCTAGGGATAAATGACTGTGTACTGCTGCTACCTGAATCGCTCTGACCGTAGATATAAGATGCCGCTCCGCCTAGAAATCCGCTCATAATTTAAAGCCTATATTAGTTGTTGCCGCCTGGTGCAACGCTGCCCTTACCAGGTGTTCCTTTTGCTAGTGCATCAGTCCCAGCCTTGCCTTCATTTGATGCATTATCATAACGAATAGTTGCAGTAATTTGCACTACATCACTTGTTGCATAGTTCAAGTCACCGTATTGGATACTAGGAATAAAGCAACCTGCCAATGTCCAAGTATCAATTGCAGCATCTGTTTGTGAACCATCAAGCATTTCAATTTTAAGACCAAACTTATAGTCGGCCCCAGCTTTTGCTGATGATTGAGTTGCATGGTTTACTTGGCGCGCCATCTGATTACCTAGCATTGTCATAACGTCACTATTGACATCATCACGAATTACCAAAGTGACGTCTTGCCATGTGTGCTTGCCTGCCAAACGGATTTTTGAGTTGTAAACATCGACTGTTACGTCTTCATGATCCAGCGCAGGTCTTGTCACACTAACAACATTACGTGTTATTAGTGAACCAGTTGTGCCTTGTCCGCCCAAGTTTGTGAATGACACGCGGAAGCGGTATTGTAGTTTTGGCATAAGTGTGCCACCAGTCTGTTCTGTTGGGACACCAAAGTTAACTGTTACAGCCATTATAAATCTCCTTTAAGGTTAGTATTATATAATGTATTTATACCTTTTACTCAAAAAAATAAGGGCAATGTTTCCACTGCCCTTAAATTTAAATTTATAAGCTATATTAGCTTAATTCGCCTGTGTTAACAATGCGGATTGGAATATAGATGAATTCCGCTGATTTTGTTGGTTCGATTGCGACGTCGATCCACAGTTCATTACGATCAACACGTGCTGGTGTATTGTTTGTTTCATCACATACAATAGCAAAGTCGTATAAGCCACGCTGTGCTAGGATATTGCCCATGAAGCCATCAAATGTACCTTTTGCATTTCTACGAGTGCTTTCGTCATTTGGTTCAAACAAATATGGACGACCAATAACCGCAAACCGTTCACGTAGATAAGCTGTTAGGCGTGCTACGTTTACACGGTCCAGTGCGCTTGCGCCTGCTGCTAGTGTCTTCTGACCAAATACAATGATGCCTTCTGCTGGGAAACGAGCAATTGGGTTTAGCTTGTTTTCATACATTACATCACGTGAACCTTGTGTTAGTGAAACTGCAACAAAGTCACCTTCTGCATTGATATAACCAACGTTTGATGCGTTTTGTACAACGCCACGAGTTAAACCAGCTGGTGCGAACCACTGATAGCTTACGTTATCACTGTATGCATATGTGTATAGCACCGCATGCGATGCTGGAGCAACAACACTGTCACCAGTTGCTGGGTTAGTTGTTAGAACACTTGGGTAATATGCGGCTGCATATGTGTTGCGTCCTACTAAACCATCTTCACCGTTCTCAATTGCATTTGTACCTTGAACCCAGGCTACTGCTTCTGTTGGATTAGCGCGGAATGGCGCATCAACAATAACAAATGCTGTTTCGTTACGATCAGAGTTCAGTGTCACCATTTCATCAAATAGCTCTGGATAACTAGGTGCAGCTAGAAGACGGAATTGTACAGTATCTTCACGTAGTGTTGTACCACTTGCACTTGCTTGCATTGCAGCAACGATAATTTTACGCTGCGCATGTCTACCAAATGATCCGGCGCCAGTAGCATGGTTTCCTGCCAGGTTACGCCATTTCCAATCAGTCACTAGTGCTGAATTATAAACACGTACTGTATTTGCTGAACGACACATATTGACACCAGTTGTGCCAACTGGGAAGATTAGCGGGCTTGGACCATCTGCTAATATGTCGCCATGGGCTACAAAGTTTCCAGCTGAAACATCGTCTGCTGAAATATCACCAAATACAACGCCATTGGAAGTTGTTTGGTCAGTGTTGTCTTTTTCAACCCATGCGGCGCCATTATAACGACTAATTGCTGGGAATTCAGCAGTAGTATCTACCCAGTAATCACCTTGCAATGGACTTGCTGGTGCTACTGAACCGTATGATACTTCGCTTACACGTGCCCACTTTTGTTCGCCAGCATCTGATACAACTTCAAAAATTGCAAGATCGTTAAGATCTGGATCAAACCAAATTGTACCGTCTGCTGCTGAGCCTGTTGGCTTGTTTACTGTTACGTCCATTGTGAAAGCACCAGTTGCTACAGATTCATCAGTTGAAATATCATCCCATTCACTGTTTGTACTGTCCCAACGGACAATGTTGATTGCGCCGTCAAGGACTTGCACCCATATGTCAGCTTCAGTAATTGTTCTTGCCGCTGGCAATGAACCATCTTGGAACGTATCAGTTGCGTCACCAGCTGGGATATCTTCTTGGCAATATAGAATTTGCTGTGCAATGAAGTCACCAGCAAATGTAGTATAAAGTCGAAGATCTAGCTTTAAGCCTGCGCCTGGCTGAGTTGTTTTGATCCAAACATCGCCTGCTACTGGTCCAGATGGCTCATTATAATGCGGAGCAAAAGTTACTGTGCCTGTTGACCATAATGAATCAAGAGCTACCAAGCTGCCAGATTCACCAATCCAATATGAAATTTCTGTTGATCCAGCGCCATTGTCAACTGCTACAAGAAACTCGCCATCTGCAACACTTATTACTGGTGCTCCGCCTGATGTAATTTCAATTGCAGTAGATTGTGCTTGCCATCCGCCTGCTGTATATTGGAAAACTCCAAAACCAGATGTTGACGGATTTAGCCAATATGTGTTGTTTGCTGCTGGGCCTACTGGCGCACTAGATAGTGGACGTAGTGCTGCGGTGTTAATGTTTGCGCGGACGACGTATGCTGCTGAACTTTGCCCTAGGAAAGAATATGCTGCTAGCAGACCGTAGTCGTTTGTTTCGTCGCCCTGCACTACTGATCCAGCAACTTTGCGGAAGTCGACGTTCCCAAAGTATTGTGTTAGTTCGCGCTGTGACGTAACAAGTACTGGTGTTCCGGCGCTTGCTTCTTTAGTATACTTGGCGATGCCGTCAGCTTCTGTGCCAGTTGGGTCTGCTTTATTTTCTCCAGTAGCAATGAATATCATTGGTACTGTACCTGTGCCTGCTGGACCGTAAACTGACTCATCAGTTACTGAAACCTGTACGCCAGGTGAAACTAGATTTGCCATTATTAAAGTTCTCCTTATCTTTTTTACATGTAAATTCGAGAATCTATGCTCTACTAGTATTTATAGCAGACCCCATGAAACCATGCTGATATAGAGTTAACGTAGTAGTTTAAGCTTATCCAATGATAAATCCTAGCCCAGCGCTGCCATCGTTATACAATGTCAATTCTACTTCCAGCTTATCTATCTCTGCTTGTGCATCACTACGCAGTGTATCCGCGTTCATTGTGGTACCGCCTTGTGGTCCAGCAATCTGACTAAATTTGCCACGTGCTTCGGCTAACATCAACTTAACATGTGAAAATGCATAATCTTTAATCCATGGCCCAGCATAGGTATCATCTAACAGATTATCATCTGGACGATTATTGTAAACATGCAACACTACTGTTTCGGCTGCCCTTATCTTACGATGCAGGATAATGCGGTGATCTTGTGGACGCCATGTGAACACTATTTCTGAACCAAAAATACGGCCCATTGTTTCACGATTTTGCATAAGAAAATCATATGTTGCCAATCCGCCAGCACGTGATGCACCTAACAAATACGAGTTCATATATGCTGCTTGAAACGGTTCAAAATCACTACCACTGCCAGTACCCATGCCGCCAATTGTTTGTCGATAAATATCTTTTACTTCTATTACTTCATTTGGAAGAGTATACTCGTTTATTTCAGCTGCCAGCGGGAGAACTACAAAACTTTCCTCGACTGCGTTTTCTGCTCGTTGACGGTATTTTGCTAAACTCTTTTTAATAGCCAGTTCATAATGCTCTGGATCGAGCTCTACATCAACCATGCCGCCGCCTAGGCGTAGTTCCATTTCTTTGATCAAATCACTTTTTGCACTCATAATAGATCTCCTTGCTACTATTTATAAAAAAAGGGAGGCAAAAGCCTCCCTGTATTGTAGTGGTGGTGTTTTGATTATTTAAACACTGATAGGATAATCGTTTCTTCGTTAAAGCGGCCATTGAGCAATGTTTCAGTAGTTTTGATGTCTGTAAACTCTCGCAACATCTTGGGCTTTGTTGTTTTCTTAAACTTTCCTACCAATTCTGCAGGTTTACGTAATGTTTTTTGTTGGCTAGTCTGTTCGTTGTATCCAATAATAGTAGTACCTTTAACCTTAAATCCTGCTTCATCTTCAGCAATATAAACACCAAGTTTGCGATTTTTACAGTTATAAACTACTGCGGCGACTGCCCCAATTAGCTGTGCAGGTGGTACACTAGTAATAGCCAATTCGTTGTCGCTCATCTTAAACTTGAGTTTGCTAACTAGTTGTTCAGGGCTTTTGGCTTTAATTTTACGTGGCGACTTGGTCACTTTCTGTTCTGCAATAACCATGTCACAAGCGTCAATAATCTTCTTAAACAGTTCAAGTGCTGCTTTCTTTTGTGCATTGCTATATTGCGCATAGCCTTCTTTGATCTGTTCCCATTCGTCCTGTTCTTTTTCGGTCATCTTTTTAAGCTGACTGGCACTAGGTACATTGTTAACGAGCTGCATCTCCTCATAGTTGCCTTCGTAAAACTTACGAATAATGCGAGCATGGTTGGCTTTTGCTTGAACTTTGACTAATATTAATTTTGGATCAAAGTCCTTTACAACTGCGGGGTCATTGGTTCGAATAAAATCGTCAATAACATCATCAATAGCTTCACTCATATTGGCGGCTGTTTCACGCATAACTTGTTGAATAGTAAGAGTATGTGTGTTAGCTTTGGTTTTTTCCTTTGCATCAACTTCAGTTACCTTGAGCAGGCCCTGCTCGACTGCAATGTCAATACTCTTTTTAATATAGTCAGTAACTGGCTTCATCTTGTCACCGGTTCCAGGCAGTGCTTCCCAGAATTCTGCATGCTTGGGATTATATGCTGGCATGCCAGTCGACAGCAGTTTGCACTGTATTCCAACATTAGGGCTAATCAAAGCAGCCTTTGCTGCTTTAATCTGAGATGGAGTGTAATCATTTTCTTTCATCCAACGATATACTGAAGGAAGAAGATCTTTAGGGTCAACTTGGTTATAGTACATAAACTTCAAACGGTCTACTTCACGATGAAACTTCTCACCGCTCCAGCGTTCCCAACCAGTCCATACTGGATCAGTAAAGCCAGTTTTGCGGTTTACACTAGCACGTGGTTTTTTCTTAGGAATTTTAACGCCAATACCTTTAGCCATTTCAGTAGTCTCCAAAGTTTCTGTTTACAACTTACTATAATACATTGTGTAACGCGTGTCAATAGCTAAATACGATATAAGAGGAAAAATATATGCCACGACTTAGTCTCTACAAACCATACAAGGGCAATGATTACAAGTTCATGGATAGAAATATTCGCGAGCAATTTGATATAGGTGGAACGGCTGTTCATATCCATAAATATCTTGGCCCTAAGCAAACACTTAATAGTGGTGATCCTAGTGAACCAAACTACGGCAGCGGATTGGAAATCGACCCGACTCTTGGCATTGAAATTAATCCAGAAGGTTGGATCAACGAAACAAAGATACAGGACTTGCTGTTTATGGAAAATCGCGATCGCAAATATGATCCTGATATTTACGACTTGCGCGGGGTATACAATGTAAGTGATAATGATTTCGACTTGAGTCAATTTGGATTATTTTTGACAAACGACACGTTGTTTATCACTTTTCATATTAACGATATGATTGAAAAACTAGGACGTAAGATTATGCCGGGTGATGTGTTTGAATTACCGCACTTGCGTGATGACTTACTATTAAATCACGATCGTGATGCTGTCAACAAGTTTTATGTAGTACAAGACGCGAATCGTGGTAGTGAAGGATTTAGTCAGACTTGGTACTCGCATATTTGGCGTGTTAAGGTTAGCCCACTTACAGACACACAAGAGTATGCTGATATTCTCGGTACTGCATCTGACCCTGACAGCTTAAAGAATAAAATTAGCAGTTACAAAACTGAGATTAACATTAGCAATGCGATTGTTGCAAGTGCTGAAGCGGCTGATCCAATTGGGTTGCCACTTGCTGAACATTTGTTTGGTGTAGCAGATAATACTACAACTGAATATGAACACGGCGAAACAATACTAAGTGGTGACCAGTTTCCACAAGAAACAAATGATGGCGATTATTTTATAAGAACAGACTTTACCCCTAATAGGATGTTTGTTTTTCGCGGAAGTCGTTGGCATAGACTATATGATAACGTAAGCGCCGCTACATGGAGTGATAGAACATATAATGCCAGCAGCTTCATTAATAACAATAACACAACCATTGTAGATAATCAAGAGTTCCCAGAACGGCAACCACTAAGTCAAGTTATAACCCCAAAGACGGATTTTGAATAATGGCAGATTACTTTTACGACAAACAGATAAGAAGATACATACAGCAGTTTATTCGCTTGTTTAGTGGATTTAATGTGCAAATGGGCGTAAGTGATGATAGATTTCCTATTTTTCAACAAGTACCAGTTCGCTATGGCGATATTAGCCGCATGGCGGCACACATTCAGCGAGAGAACAGCGAGAACATTACTAATACTGTTCCGTTTGTAAGTTGTTACGTAACTAGCTTGGACATGAACCCAACTTATCGTATGGATCAAGATCATGTTGAAAAGGTACCAGTATATGAGAAGAAGGTAGATCCAGCTACAGGAAAATATTTGGATGAAGTTGGTAAAACTTATACTGTTGAACGTTATATGCCAGTTCCATATAAATTAACAATGAACTGTGACATTTGGACAAGTAATACTGATCAAAAATTACAATTGCTGGAACAAATTCTAGTGCTTTTCAATCCAACGCTGAATATTCAGACTACTAGTAATGGGCTTGACTGGTCTAGACTTGCGTATGTTGAAATGACAAATACTATCTGGAGTAGCCGCAGTGTTGGATCTAATATTGATGACATTGTCGATGTGGCTACGCTTACATTTGAAATGCCAATCTGGATCAATCCGCCAGCAAAAGTTAAACAGCAAAAGCTAATCCATACTGTACTCAATCAACTATATAATTTAGATGATGCTGATTTAGATGCATTTAGAAATCAAGAACCGTTCGATACTTCATCATTGCAATATACTGTTATTACTTTTGAAGATCGTAAACTTCGCTATATTGATGGAAACGCATATTTACTAAACAGTGCAAGTGGAACAACTGATGTAGATGGCAATACACTTGAATGGAAAAATTCACTAGTACCATTTGGCGCTTTGCGCGAAGGCATTAGTCAGCTAAGATTAAGAAAATCAAACAATCCAGATGATATCGAAAATGATATTATTGGACGGTTAAGTTACCATCCAACTGATTTAAATGCTTTAGTTGTTGACATTGACATAGACACATTGCCTGCCAATTCATTGCCTCCAGTTACTGGAGTTATTAATCCTGCTAAAAATTTCCCGGGTGACGGTATAGTTCCAAATGCAGTCGCCGGACAAAGTTACTTATTGCAAGCGGATTTACCAACATCAGGCGCTTGGGGCGCGGCTACAGGGAAAGCTAACGATATTATACAATTCAATGGCAGCGGATGGATTATAATTTTTGATGCAGCTAGCATATCTACCCAACATTTTGTTTATAATACTGCATCAGCTGATCAACTTGAATGGAATGGTACTGACTGGTTCAACAGTTACGAAGGTATATATAAAGCAGGTTACTGGAGGATCTATCTATAATGGCAACTTGGTTAGACGAAGACGGCGCAGTAAATATAAGATATGACGGTCATATGTGCATACATGAAATGTTGTGGCGAGATGATGAAGCGTTTATCGACAGCCAGCTGTGGATCGATGAGGTAATGCCGACAGTCGAGGTAGTACACACTGTCGTTGATTATTTTAACTGCTTTATGATAAATGATCATATAATCGCAATGCAACAAGAATATCCAAAAATTAAAAAAATTATTGTTACAAAGACTTCAATAGATTACAGAAAACCAGAATACGCAGTGGGATTTGTTAGTGAAAATCTTAGATCTGGATTTATATTCGGCATGTCTGATATAATTATTAATTTTGATGAAATACATATTACTCCTGGTATTGAAATTATTATTGATGAAAGTTTATCTCATATTACTGCGAAAATAATTACAAACCATCATTCTAGATTATTGTTGGCAGATATGTCTAAATTTTACTGGGCCAGGCAGGACTTGGGCGATTATATAGAATTTCCATATTCTCAAGGACATGTTTATCATAAATGGTTTATGCCGTTAAATCGTTCCAATAGAGCTATCACATGGGACATATTTAAGAATATGATTTATGACAATTTAAATTTAGGTAATTGATTTGCAAGCTAGCGGGTGCATATTCTTAGCTGTCGACACTGGCAGAGTAATGTTACAACAACGTAGCAATCAATCTAGCCATCCCAGGACCTGGGGATTCTTTGGCGGGAAGGGTGAAAAGGCTGAACGTCCTATCCAGACACTTCTACGTGAACTGGAAGAAGAAATAGGTATGCTCCCTAACGTAGAAAAAGTTTATCCACTTAATAAGTTTACTAGTCCTGATAGAAAATTCACATACAACACATTTGTTGTGACGATATATGAAGAATTTGTACCAGTACTTAACAATGAAAGCGATGGATTTTGTTGGGTAAAGATTGGCAACTGGCCGCGCCCGTTACACCCAGGCGTAAAGGCACAATTATTTAATAAAGATATCGTAAAGAAAATAAAAACCATCCATAACAATTGCGCCGTGGATGGTTCTAATTGGCTTGATAGTTTTAATTAAGCGTACTTAACCGCGCCTTTGACTTTGATTTTTTCATTGACTAATGAACTTTCTTCAAGTTTTTTGAACATGTAGCAATTAATACAATCTCACCATCTACACGAACGTAATATGCCATGTTATTTTACCTTTGTGATTAGGGTTTGGAACCCAACTGCTTGTCGATCTTTTGCAAACGATTGTGCATCAGCGTAATCATCAAAATATTCGTCAAACACGAAGCCAGCCATGTTAAAGTTTACACGATACATTATTTGCGACCTTTCAGTAGAGCATGAATGAGTTTTGCTTCTTTACCAGAGATAGGCTTTCGAGAAGTTTTGATTGCCTTCTCAACTGCTTCTTTATTGTAGGACATTATACAGTCTCCTCAAACTTGATATACATACCAACATTCATTTCTGCATTGCGTTTAGCAGCTTCAAATTCTACAAAAGGACCGGCAGAAGTGAACTCGTCAAGCAACCGACCTTCAGGAGTAAACAACATCCAGTTACCGCCGTATACTTTTGAGATACGAACTGATTTGATGCTATTGGTAGCGATAAAGTGGTCTTTGCTGATCTCTTCGAAGGTCATCATGAGCTAGGTTCCTTTTGCTTCCTACAATACTAATATAAGCAATGTGTCTTGGTTTGTCAACACTTTTTTTACTTTTTTTGAATTTTTTTCAACAAAAAACCCGCACTAGGCGGGTTCTTTATTTTAATCATCTGTTCTGACTGTACGCTGTTTCATGCTTTCAACAAAGCGTTCGCGCAACCATTCAAAGTCGTTAATTTTGTTTAGTGCCGCGACATTGTCTTTATTGGCAATGCCATATTCGCGACCTTCAATAGCGCCCTTGATGCAATAACGTCCAAATCGAGCGCCGTTGTCAACTGTACACCAAATTTCAAGTCGTTCTTCTGATTCACTATCCTTTTGATTTGGATTAATCTTGCTTGATAGTTTAACACATTCACGAAAGGCGCTTCGCCATGTACGGAATGGGTCTTTGTTAAAGCCAGTTATGTTAGCAACATCGCGAACAGGTTGGTAAAATGCTGCGCCAGTACTAAAATCTGGTAGTTCATGACCCATCTCTAATAGTTGTTCACGTGGAAATAGTTTAATGCCGCCATATCCATATTCTAAGCCGTTTACTAGGTTACGTGCAAACCAACTGTACGTTGTATTCTTACGATTTGCCATTGGCGGGATGTAATCAAAGCAGAAATGGTCTAAGATATCAGCATCTGCGTCAATAATCCAAACCATTTCAGTTTCAGAAACACGTGCTGCTTCGCGGTGTGCTTCCGCAATACCCTTAACGTTTTTAACGTGTTTAATATCAGGAAACCGTGTCTTCAGTCTTAGATAGTTTGCGTCTGCTTCACTTTCATGATAGCTCAACATAACAATGTCAAAGTCTGCTTCATGATATGTAGCAATAATTTTATTTTTAACTGTGCCGTGTGCTACGCCACCTGTTGGTACAAGTCTTACGTCTCCCCAAAGCATTGGACGCTTACTTCTTCTTGTCACTCTTGGGAATTTGTGAATGAAATTTTTACCGGTATCGCTAGGGCGATAATGCCATGGAAAATCATTTACTATTTTAATATTTTGATTAACAATCCAAACCATATCAGACTGGTTTTGAAACGCACGGGCTACTTCCAATAATTCTTCATCTTTGGTAATATGCCTGTCCGTCTTATATATTGGATATGATTGAAAAATATATTTTTTTAGTCTATCCCAAGGAGTAATTACATTTTGACCCTTGTAGTCAAATATCGCCGATCTTTCTAAATCAATCATTTACAATCATCCTCCAATGTGTATGCTCTTGTTCCTATATGAGCAATTTTATTACTTAAATCTGAATCGATCCAAATATCGTATCCTGCATTATCTGCCTTGTTAGCAAAAAATAAATCTTCACCAATCAAACTCGTATAGTCATGATTCCATTCAACACCAAAATAAGGAAGTTCCATGTCATTAAACACATTACGTTTTACTAACATGCATCCCATGCCAACAGCAGTTACTTTATTTAATCCGGTTTGATCATAAAGTCTTTGACTCATATCTTGCTTACTAGTGAAGGCCACTGGAATATGTGGCGCTACTCGAGTGCTGTAATTACATGCAACGATATCCTTTTCATGCAATAGTAGTGATTCTATGATAGTATTAGGAAATCTCATATCGCTGTCTAGCCAAAGAATATGCGTACATTCTGTAGATAATGCTTCGGTTGCTAGTTGCTGTCGTTGACTTGCTATTTCGCTTCCTATTACCATATGCAATGAGGTTTTGCGAGCAGTCTCGCCACACTTTTTTAGAAGCATCGCGAGACTGAACGAAAACGCCGCGGTCACATTGTCACGCACAGGAACGCATATTGCAACACGAGCCGTTTTATCTGCACGATATAGATAATTTGGTATCGATACCATACGTTATCTTATTCTGAAAGTTCAGAACTTAGTTCTGCTTCAATGTCACGAACTTGTGAGTTTAATGTTTTTGCAATCTGTGATGCCCCTTTGACACATGCCGCAAAGGCATTATCACTAAGTGCAGCCATATAGTTCATATGCTCTGGTTGCACTTTTCCGATTGTTAAAATGTCAATAGCTGCAAGACGTGATAATCGTTTGACCCAGTATTCTTCTTCTTCAGATTCAATTGAAGCTAATAGTGCGTCAACATCGTTTACTGATGCAAATTCGTCATATACTGCTTGTAATACTGGGAGGTCTGGATGGTCTTCTGCTCTAGCCTGATTTAATTCGTTAATTAGGTGTTTGGCTTGCCGTGATTTAGTAGGATGTACTCCTAATAGAAATGTTTCAATTTCAAATTGTGTTCTAATGCTCATATTATTCTCCTGTGAATTTATTGAGTTTTTATGTTTATGTAATTTTATTTATACCATGAGAGAGGAGCATTGTCTTAACTTAAAGACAATGCTCTCAATGCTCTTGGTATGTTATAATTATGGACTTGTTCCTAATGCGTTAGGGTTTTGCCATCCGCCAAATGTTGCGGACAGTTTGATATTTGTGGTTACACTTGGTGAGATAAAAGCCCCTAACCCACTTAAAGTTACTGTGCCTGACAGTCCAAAATAGTTACGTACTGTACCCATTGTGATTGTTGCACCAGTTGCTGGTAATGCCATAGTATGAGACTCCTCAATTTAATTTTTGCGTCAAAAGTATGCAACTCTGCATACTTTTATATTTATTTATTTTCTACTATACAATAACTTAGTTGTTAAGTCTAGCCTTAAGTTCAGCAATCTCTGCTTGCATACCCTTAATTGTTTCAGTTTGTTCTTTAATTGCTTCAATCAACAAACCAACCATGTTGCCATACTTAACGGCCTTCATACCATCTTCATCAGTTGTTACTGCCTGTGGTAGAACTTTTTCCACATCTTGCGCAATAACACCAGTTGAAGCAATGCCATCTTCTTTACGTGTATATGTAACACCACGTAGTTGGTCAACTTTATTTACTGCATTTGTGATTGTTTCAATGTTGTCTTTTAGTCGTTCGTCTGAATAAGCTGTAACATCACCGCCGGCATAAATTGCTCCGCCAACACCTAATCCGCCAGTAATCTTCACTGCGCCAGTAGTTGTTGATGTTGATGCTGTGGCATTACTGAATGTAATAACACCGCTCGCGGTATCAGTTGCATCGCTGCGTAAGAAACTAGCACCTTGCACGCCGTCAAGTGTATCAGCGTCTAGGCCTGATCCAGCGCCATCGTTACCGCCATGCCAAACCACGTTACCGTCCAAATAACGGCCAATCTCAGAGTTGGTAATCGTGGCTGTGATTGTCCCAAGTGTCGTTGCAAAACCAACAGCCCAGTTGTCGTTCCATTGGTCCGCATCGTAATTGCTATAACCAGCAACAAAATGCGTTACTGCAACCTGTGGATAAGACCAAGTGCTTGTTGTTTCACCGATGTAAACGCAGCAATATGTGCCATCATGCCCAAGACGCACAGTGAAGTTGCGGTTCACATTTGGCGATCCGATGATATAAGCAAACGGACTATTGGCCCAAGATGCACTTGGCGAATAGTTATAGCCACCACAAACAACCTCAAACGCTTCATTTGTTGCATATTCGTAAATACGAATAGTCATTCGCATCATGGTATTGGACCATGATTGCGGCAAAGTGATTTTGATAGCGCCAGTTACCGTGGCAGTGTTGGTCGCATAGCTTGCGCCATGAGGGTTGAAGATAGAAAGTGATCCTCCAGCAGTGTTCACAAACCCTTCTGCTTGTAAATATCCTGTGGTCGCAGTGTTCGCATCAGCCCGCAAGAAAGATGCGCTGCTTAAGCCATCCAACAGGTCGGCGTCAAGGCCGGAACCTGCACCATCCACAGTCTTGATTGCAGTCAGGATTTCAGCCGCAGTCTGGTCACCAGTTGCCCCTGACTCGATACCATTTAGCTTGCTCTTGTCTGTTGAAGACATCAGACCATTTGCACTTGTAGTAGCTACGCCATATGTTGTATTTGTATCAGTACTACTGATTGTAAAGTTTGGATATGTACCACTTACTGATGTAGCCCCACTTCCTGTTAGTGTAACAGTTTGATCTGGTGCTGCGTTAATGAATTGTGTACCAGATAGTGTTAAGCCAGTTCCTGCGGTGTAAGTTGTGTTTGTATCACTCCATGGCACGTTAACTACTGCTTGTCCACTTGAGTTTACCTGTACACCGTATGTTCTACTTGCTGTAGCACTTACTGCGGTTGCTGCTACTGATTGAACAGTGTCACTGAACAACTCAATGCCGCCGCGTACTGTTGATGTCGCAGCAGGTAGCGTGTATACGGTATTTGTATCAGTACTACTGATTGTAAAGTTTGGATATGTACCACTTACTGATGTAGCACCACTTCCTGTCAATACGACTGTCTGATCTGGTGCTGTGTTAGCAAAAACTGTACCTGTTAGAGATAAACCAGTTCCTGCACTATAGGTTGTGTTTGTATCAGTACTACTAACTGTGATAGTATTTGCATCAGTACGTGTTACGGTTACGTTTGTACCACTGGCAATTTTAACATCGTCAGTTGACGAATCGCTTCCTGTTAGTCGTAAATTTGCGCCGCCAGCTACAGTTTCACTACTAATACTGTATGTTGTATTAGTATCTGAAGGCATTGTCAATGTTTTAACATTAATAGCAGTAACGTGACCTAGGGCATTTGATGCTATGCTATCAACGGCAGTAAATGTACCGCCATGTGTTAGTGTGCCTGCACTTGTTGTGTCTGTTCTCGTTGTGTTGCTATGTGTTACTGTTGGGCTCCAACCTTCACCAGCAGTACCAGTGACCGCAATGCCAGTACCAGCAGTTAATCCTGCTACATAGTTACCAGTTGTATCTGTACCTAGCGCAACACTATTTGCTGCAATGGTTGCAGTAAGTGTTACGTTTGCACTGCCATCAATGCTTACGTTACCAGTTAGATCGCCACCTAGTGTAATAGTGCGAGTATTTGCCCATTTACTTGCTGTTGCAGCATTTCCTGTCAAACTACCAATAAAGTTAGCGGCTTGCATGTCTGCTAGGCTAAAACTTGCGTGGCTTGTATCAATATCAATTGAATCATCTGGTTCTGGAGTATAACCGTCAAATACTTTAAATATGCCATCAGAAGCATCACGGAATAGACCAGCGTGTGCATAACTTCCAGCAGTATAGCTGCCTGCCCAACCTAAGTCAACATTTGTATTTGTGTGCGCTCTTGCACTACCACCACTTACATATGTACCAGTAGCACTGCTACTGATTGTAAAGCTAGTTGCGTTGGCACTTGTAATAGTTGCATCAGTAACGTTGTAAGCACTTGGATTTACACCTGTTACATCAACTGTATATCCAGTGCTAAAGTTATTGTCAGCAGTGTATGTTACAGTTGTGCCATTACCAACAGCATTAGTAATAGTCGCTGTACCGCCATTGTTTAGATAGATCAAGTTATCAGTAATTGAAAGACTTGCAACATCAACTGTAGTAGTTGTACCCAATACTGTTAAATTGCCGCTAATAGTTGCATCGCCGGCGACTGCTAAATCACCGCCCAATGTTAATTTTTGTGTTGATGTATTATATTTTAAACCAGCATTTGAAAGACCAGACTGGGCGCCGCTTGCGTTGGCAACCATTGTTATAAAACGATCCGCTGCGCTAGTATTATCTGCTATACTTTGTAGTGTATCTGTGTTAGTATCAGTCGCTGCAATAGTAATTGTATTAGCATCTGTTCGAGTAATTGTTATATTAGAACCATTAGCAAATTTAACATCATCAGTCGTTGCATCGCTTCCGGTTAATCTTAAATTAACGCCGCCTGTTGCAGTTTCACTACCAATACTGTATGTTGTATTTGTGTCTGTATCTACTACTGTTTCAGTACCAGTGCTGTATCCTGTTACGTGTCCAAAAGTATCAAAAGTTAGACCTGTTACGTATGTTCTTGCACTAGCAGTTAAATCGCTAGCACTTGATGTATCAGTATGACTAAATGTTGTTCCTGCTAGTGTTAATCCACTACCAGCGGTATAAGTTGTATTTGTGTCAGTACTACTAATTGTAAAGTTTGGATAAGTGCCACTTATTGATGTAGCGCCACTTCCTGTCAATACAACTGTCTGATCTGGTGCTGTGTTGGCAAACGTTGTACCTGTTAGAGATAAACCAGTTCCTGCACTATAGGTGGTATCTGTAGTTGAATATCTACCATCTAGGTCAACTGTGACGATTGAAGAATCAGTCAGTGTCGCTGTCAATACACCATTTGAAGTATTGAATCCAAGACTCTGTAAATACGTGTTAGTATCTGTGTAACTTGTTAAGTATCCTGCATCGTTTGTGAACGCACTTACGTTTGTAGGTATACGGGCATCTACACGTGCGTCAGTATAGTAAAGATTTGTAGTACCTTCTGATAAATCGTCAGTGTCTTTGGCACTCAGGTCTAGATAAATTCCAGTCTGTAGAGCAATACGTGCATCTGCTCTGGCATCTGTATAATAAAGATTTGTTCCTTCAGCAACACCGTCTGTAGTAATGTTTACTGCCAACAGCACTTGGTCGTTAAGGTCATCATAAGTGGCATCAATATAGGTGTGGTTAGCGTGGACTAGTAGCGGAGAGATTAAGTCCTCAATACCTTCTGCGTCACTTGAAATTGTTACAGTGCCGCTTGATTGTGTAATCGTAATACCTGAACCGGCAGTAAATGTTACAGTATCCCCTCTGTTAATTTGTTGAGAAGTTGTACCATCAGTAACGTTAAACACATTGTTTAGTACGTTTGTTTCATCGATAGTAGTATTCTGGATAACACTACTGTCTGTAATTACTTCGTTGTTTATAACCTTAAAAGCCACTTTATTTCTCCGCTTGTTTATGTATTTATTTTATTTGGAATCACCCAAAATTTGTTTTTTCCAGTGATTCTACACGGGCTGTTAATTCTTTAATAGATTCTATTAGTAACCCTACGAGGTTGCCATAAGCTACTGACTTCATTCCTTCTGGATCTGTATGAACTACTTCTGGAACGATGACTTCTACTTCCTGGGCAATAACACCAATATTTTGTTTGCCACCTTTTTCGTACTCAACACCACGCATTGCATTTACTTTTTCTAACGCATTGTCAATTGTGACTACATTATGTTTAAACCGTATATCTGAATATGTAACAACGTCACTTTTTGCGATCAAGTTGTCTAACTCAAGTGTTGCATGTGCATTAATGTTTGCTTCTGTAATTGAATCAGATGTTATTGTTGCACCGAGAGCATAGTTGTCAATAAGGAAAAATTTGCCGGTGGTTCCGTCTCTAACTAATCCTGCGTATGTATTTGGACCAATACGGCCCATTATACCAATATCAACGTTTGGACTAGTATTATCTTTTGCTAACACCATAACGGCGTCGCTGAAGTTAACAACTTCAGATTTAGTCATTTGTAAATCTAGTTTACGGAAGGCCATGCAATTTTCTCCTCTGCGGACTTAATTATCTATTTGTATTTATCGGTTCTTAAAATTATCTGGTATTTTTATAAATGAAGCAAGTTGTTGGATACTTGTTAGTGTGTGTTCAGTTATCAGTGACAACATCAACTCCGCTAACTGTGCAGTATCAAATTTTTCAATACTCGGAACACTTTTAAAATCCATATTATCGCATTTGTACACTAGACAAGGTACACTATCCATACCGCTTATCCAGTTTGCTGTTGCGCTATGTTGCCCATCCCAGAGAATATTTTTATCACCTATACGTGCTACACTGCTGGATCGTAACAATGCTGGGTGATAGTTTTCTAATATTTCGTTTACATGAGCAATATCAAATGTTTTTACTTGATGTGGCGTTACCCACAGATTATCAAATGGTATCCATTCCAATGATAGCTGTTCTATAGCCAGATTGATTTTTCTCTCAACATTTATTGTGTCTATGTGCTTGACAATGTCCATACATTTATTTATAATATAAAAAAGAGGGGCGTCGCCGCCCCTCTAGTTTATTGTTATTTTTCACTTTGGATAGTGATTATTTGTTTTTTAGTTCTTCGATTTCTGCCTTTAGTTCTTTAATGGCTTCTACTAGTAAACCAACTAAGTTACCATATTTAACTGACAGCATTCCATCTTCATCAGTTAAAACTGCTTCAGGTAGGGCTGCGTGAACATCTTGCGCAATTAGACCTGTTGATGCTAGTCCGTCTTCTTTACGTGTGAATGTTACACCGCGTAGTGCAGATACCTTTTCAACTGCGTTGCCAATAGTTACAATGTTGTCTTTTAGACGTTCATCTGAGTAAGCAGTTACATCGCCAGTTGCTGTTATCGAACCAGTAACGGATAACCCTGTAGCAGAAAATACACCCCTCGCGGCGCCGCCAGTAGTAATGCCAAGTTGGTCAGCCGCTGGTCTGTAGATGCCTGTGTTGAGATCAGCAGTCCAAGTGAAAGAAGGTGCTGTTGCAGTGTCAGCGTCAATGCCTTGGAAGCCGCCACCAGCAGTTGAGGTAGCGTTGAATGTGGCAGCGTTTACAGTGCTAGTTGATGTACTAGCCACATCTGAACGCAGGAACGAACTACTATCAATGCCATCCAGCAAGTTACTGTCAGCAGCCTTGCCAGTTGTAGTCAAGTAAGAACCAGCAGGTTGGTAAGAACCAGCTAACTGGTAACGACCGTCTAGGTCAACAGTTACATCCGCCAAACCTGTACGTGTAGCACTCAATAAACCATCAGCAATGTTGAATGAAAAGCCAGTTAGGTAGTTGTTTGAGTTAGCATCGCTAGTTGTTATTGCGAAAGTAGTGTTATCACCACGTGTGAATGTGATGGTATCGTTACTTACTGTAGCACCTTTTAAGTACTCAGCAGCACCAATTGAAACCTTAGTCGCAATACTAGATGCAACAGAAGTAGCAAAGTTTGGATCATCACCTAGAGCTGCCGCTAGTTCATTTAATGTATCTAGCGTTGTTGGTGCTGCTGAAACTAGGTTTGCAACTGCTGTGTCAACATAGCCTTTTGAGGCTGCGTCTGTTGCTGCTGAAACAGTATCGATACCTTGGATGCGGCCAGTGCCACCAAGAACGATGTCACCACCGTTTACTGTCAAGTCACCAGCAAGTGTTAGTGCGTTATAATTTGATGTATTGGCTGGATTTGAATAATACGCTGTATTATTTATATCGTAAAAAACAGAACCATAAACATTGCCTGAAATTGATAGGTTACCGGTGATGGTACCGCCTGACAGTTGTAGAGTTTCAGTATCATTGTTTAATTTACCTGCAATGCCTGATTTGGAAGCTAGAATTGACATGTTGCGTTCTAGATCACCAAGTCGACGTAGTGATGACTTGCTACCAGAAATCACCATTTCGTCTGTTGCTAGTGGGTTTAGATCGGTAATTTCTTCAACACTACCAGTATCTTTATTCCATTTGTATTTTTTACTTTTATTAAATGTGAAGGTATCGGTTTTTGTTGTACTTGAGGTGCTATCGTAATAGCGAATTTGACGTTCTGACATTTTAGCTCTCCTTTGTTTGAGCATAACTAGCGCGGAGCAATACCTCTGGTACGCCACTGTCTCTATTAACTTAGTTAATTTTGACTAAGTGGGGGGATGTCACCCCCCACCGTTGGCTAGTTGAATTATACTATTTTTAGACCTGTTACTTCAATTTCGTCGTCTGTTGCAAGAAGTGCTTGTGACATAGTTACAGTTGTTCCACTTATACTATATTCACCTGGACGTAGAAGTATACGGTTTAGGTATACGCTGTAATGTACTGCACCGCTTAGTTCACTAAATGTTAGTGCAATAGTTCCAGTTGCGTTTGCTGCTGCTTGTCCACTAGTGATTGATGTTGCACTACTGTGGAAGTTTGCTAAATCAGCTGGTTGAACATAACGTGCATCTAGTGTAGTTGTATTAACTGCCACACTGTCCGCTGCTACACTGATACCGTAGCCTGCGCCAACATTAAATGTTCTGTCTGTAGCTAGTGTACCGCCACCTGTTAGACCTGTGCCAGCAGTAAATGTTGTTGCATCGTCTGCTTTTGCATCTAGTGCTGTCTGTAGACCATCAACGTTAGCAATTGTATGATTGTGTGAATCATCTGCAATTGTTACTGATATTGTTGCGTTTGCAGAACCATCAATTGAAACTGAACCGCTTGCATCACCGCTTAGAGACAGTGTGCGAGCTGTTGTCCACTTATTTGCTGTTGCAACGTTTGTTAGACCAGCAATTGCTGCTGCTAACTCAGCGTCTGTTGCCATAGCATCATGAATCTCTTTGAGAGTATCATATGCCGATGCTGCGCCATTTACTAGATTGTTAATTGCTGTATCGGTATAGCTTTGTGCTGAAGTCAGTGTACTTGTATCGCCTGTAGCGCGTGCAGTTAATTCTGATGCTAGATTTGCTGTTAGAACACCTTCTGCTGTTGTTGCACGTGTTACTTCTGCTGCTAGGTTTGTAGTTAAAATACCTTCAGCTGTTGTTGCACGTGTTGCTTCGGCATCGATGTTGCCTTGTAGTGTAGCGTCCGCAGTTAAACGAGCAGTTGCTTCAGTTGCTAGATCACTTGCTACTGTATCAATATTGCCTTGTAGTGTTGTATCTGCACTTGCACGTGTTGATGCTTCACTTGCTAGACTTGCTGATAGTGTATCAATATTGCCTTGCAGTGTTGTATCTGCACTTGAACGTGTACTTGCTTCAGTTGCTAGACCAGCTGAAACAACGTCAATTGCATCCTGTAGATCTGACTCTGCACCAGTTGCACGTGTTACTTCAGTCGCCAAGTCACCTGCTACTGTATCAATGTTTGATTGTAGTGTTGTATCTGCACCAGTTGCACGTGTTACTTCTGCATTGATTGCTGAAGTGTTTGAGGTTACAGTTGTTAGTAGATCACCGTCTGCTGTTTGGAATGCTGCAACAATCTCTGTTAGAGAATCGATTGCGGCTGGGTCAATATTTGTAGTAATAAAGTCAATTTGTGACTGTAGGTTAGCGTCTGCTGTTGAACGATCACTTGCTTCTGCTGCAACTGCTGAAGCAATGTCTGCTGCAACTGCGGCTTGCGCACGTGCTTCAGTAAAAAATAGCTTTACTCCTTCAGCAATCATAGTTGTGTTTGCTGTTACGTTAATCCACTTTTGCGCACCCAAGTCGTAACGTAGGAATTGACCATTTGTTACTGATGTGATATTAACGTCAGAAAGTTCATTAATCTCATTTTTTGCTTCTACTGCTGTTGTGATAGCTGTAGTATATGCAGATGTGATAGCTACTTCACGACCATCAGTGTATGTTTTTGCACTTGCTAGTGTATCTGCATCGCCACCTTCACGTGCTGCTGATTCTGTAGATAGGTCAGATTGCAGTGCAGTAACATCGCCTTCATTGACTTCTAGGCGACCTTCAGCTGAATTCATTTCAATTTCTAGAGTTGAAACACGCGATTCTACTGCACTCAGATCTGAACCTGTGCCAAATGCTAGGCCGTCTGAGTATGCCTTTGCTGCTGCCAGTGTTGCAGAGTCTTGTGAGTCAACATATGTTGAAGCTGCTTTTAGAGCTAAACTGTTTGTAACTGTTGACGCAAAATTAGCGTCGTTACCTAGAGCCTGTGCTAGTTCGTTTAGTGTATCTAGTGCACCAACTGCGCCGTTAATTACGTTAGCAATAGATTGATCAACGTAACCTTTTGTTGTTACATGTGTTGCTAGTGTTGGCGCGCCAACGTTGATGATCTGATTAGCATCCATGTCAATCTTATCACCAAAAACAACCGCTAGCCCATCAGCTGAAGTGATTCGCTTGTTTGTACCCATTTGCAAAGTACCTGAAATTGCAATTGGATTTGGTGATTGGAATGTCAGGACACCAGAACCTGTTGTTTTTGTCAATAATGACTGATCAATATCTGCAGAGATGACGATTGTTCCAGCGTCTGACTGCAATACTTTTTGTCCGTCAATATATAATGAACCTTGTGACAAAAATAAGTCGCGCCATTTGAAGTCTGGGCTACCTAAATCGTAACCAACAAAACCATCTGAGTTGATTGTTGGGAGTATATTACCTGATATTATCAGGTTACCAGTGATATCACTATCTGCGTTAGTAGTAAAGCCACCGTCAATAATAAATTTTCTTTGTGCCATAGTATTTCCTTTTTTTCGCGAAAAAAGAGAAACTTCTAGTTTCCAGTAATATTTAAGCAATGTAGACTGTCATTAACTGCTTTTAAAATAGTTTATTTATTATGTTAGTATTTTATGTTATTCAAAGAAAAAGGGCGGAAACCCTAAAGTCTCCGCCCAAGTCTGTCAGTTCAATAAAATTACAAGTAAGTGGCTGTAACTGCTACTGAAGCTGTGCCTGAAGTTGTTGCGTACACTAGTTCAACATTTGTGCCATTCATTTGAACACTTGCATCACCTAGCAGACTTGCGCCTGTGTAAACGATTGCATATTCTGTAATAAATGCTGTTGTACCATTGTGTGTAACTAATGCTTCACGTGATTCATATTCGCCAGCGCCGTTATCAACTTGGATGATGAACTTAGCAGTACGATATACTGAACCGTCGAAGAAGTCAACTACTGAACCACCGGTTCCAGATGTAGTAGCTAGACCTTTAACAAACGGCTTGACATTTGATGCTAGTTTATCAGCTGTAACTGAACCAGTATCGATATATGCAACGTTTGTTGATGAGTTAGCAACAATAACTGCTTGTGTACCAGTTGGGATTGCTTCAACAAATGTGATCGTCTGTTCTTCACTGTTAATGTCATAGTGTGTTGCCGGGTCTTGGATAACACCACCAACGAATACCATAGCGTTAACACTTGTTGCGTAGAAGTCTAGAGCAAATGTTACTTGCGCATTGTCACCGTTGATTGTTTGACGGTATGACTGTGCAAATGCTAGTGTTGTTGGATCTACTAGTTCAACGCCTGAACCATCTGACTTAACAGCTAGGACATAACCATTCATTACTGTGAAATCAGTTGCTGTACCTACATAGTCTGTTAGATCTAGTAGTGCTTTTGATGTGTCTACACTGAATACACCTGTTGCAGAATCATAACTTAGATCGCCTGCTGCTGAAACTGCGGCACGTACACGCTCGTCTGTGTAATATAGATTAGCGCTGCCTCCAGTGCCTTCTGCTAGATCGTTTGTTGTGAAGTTACTTAGGTCGTAAGCTGATAATGCTGTATTTAGATAACCTAAGTTAACTGCATCAGAATTAACTACTGGACTTGATAAACCTGTGATTACATTTGAACCCATGTTTAGTACGCCACTCATTGTATCACCTGACTTAGCAACCTTGCCATCGATATTTGTCTGTAGTAGAATATCTGCTGCTTCGTATGCTGTGGCCATTGAATCAATAGCTGATTGTAGTGTGATGTCAGCTGCTGAACGTGCAGATGCTTCTGAATTGATGCCTGTTTGTAGAACACCTTCAGCTGTTGTTGCACGTGTTACTTCTGAACTAATAGCAGATGTGTTTGATGATACAGTTGTTAGTAGATCACCATCTGCTGTCTGGAATGCTGCAACAATTTCTGTTAGTGAGTCTAATGATGCTGCATCTGTGTTTGACACGATAAAGTCGATCTGGCCCTGTAGGTTAAGATCTGCTGCTGCACGGTCTAGTAGCTCTTGTGCTAGACTGTTAGATACAGTTTGGATACTACCTGATAGTGCTGTATCAGCGCTTGCACGTGTTGTCTGCTCTGTTGTAATAGCTGTTGACAATGTTGCTTCTACACCAGATGCGCGAGTTACTTCGTTTGCAATAGCTGTTGCATTTGCACTATCTGCTGCAACACGAGCTACTTCTTCAGCTTTTAATGCTGCATCTAGCTTGTTGTCTGCATCTTTTAGTGATGTAGCTGCGGCGATATAGTTTGCATCACCATTTACAGTATATACACCATCAACACCTAGGCCTGCACCTGTTTGTGTTGCTGTCATCTCTGTTTCTACAACTGTTACACGGCCGTCTAGTGCTGAATCAGCGTTTGCGCGTGTTGTTGCTTCAGCGTTGATAGCATTCTGTAGGTTTGTATCTGCTGTTGCACGTGTTGTTGCTTCGTTGTTGATGTTTGTTTGTAGTACACCGTCTGCTGCTGAACGTAGTGCTGCTTCTGATGCTACTGATGTATCAGTATATCCGTTCGCGTCTACTTCAACTTGATCTGCATATGCTTCATAAGCTGTTGTAATCGCTAGCTCACGTGTATCAGTATACGCTGTTGCACTTGTTAGTGTTGCTGCGTCACCGTCGATGTGGTGCTGGTGCTCTGCTGAGATTGCTGTTTCACGTGCTGTGATTTCGTTAGCAATAGCTGTTGCGTTTGCTGCTTCTGCTGCTGATGCACGTGTTACTTCTGCTGCTAGGTTTGTAGTTAAAGTACTTTCAGCTGCTGTTGCACGTGTTACTTCTGATGCTAGGTTTGTAGTTAGAACACCATCTGCTGCTAGGCGTGTTGCTGCTTCTGATGCTAGGTTTGTAGTTATAACACCATCTGCTGCAATACGTGCTGCTTCTTCTGCGTCAATTGCGTTTGCATTTGCTAGTTCTGCTGCACGAGCAGTTGTTGCTTCTGCTGTGATACTTGCACTTAGAACACCTTCAG